TTTAGCAGAGATTTGGACCTGAAGTTGGTCGTTAGTCTCTGAAAACTGGTCTTCGATTTGACCGTCGATGATGATGTCTGCGATAATAGCAGAAAGGTTAACGTTTACGCTCTCGAAAGTGGCGCCGTCTTGATACTTTGCAGCATTAAGGTTAGTACCAGGAGAAGCAAAGTCAGCCTTAGCTAGTTGCTTCTCACGAGTGAAGGTATAAGCTAGACCTTCAAAAACTACGAAGGGAAGGTGTTTAAACCATTCGTCAACTGAAACGATATCTGCAACGATACCTTCAACCAACATATTGTTAGATAGTACGGCTGCGTCAGTTAAAGAAATTACTTGAGCCATTTAAGAATACTCCTTTATTTTATTCTAAAAGCACTATTTTTATTGCCAGATTTCATAGCGTCTAATGCAGCTTTAATCTTTTGACTAGAACTCATCTGCGCTCGTGCTTCTCTGGCTGCCTCGTCTAAGCGTTCTTTACTCGCCCTTGCGCCATCTTTGGCTCCTGGAACACTGTGATTAACAACCACAGTCTTATCTTCAAAGAGTCCTTTGAGTTTGGCTTCATTTAGGGCAAGAAGTCCGTCACGAGGGTCATCGCCAGCACCTTTTACAATCAGGTTAGCGATTTCTTTATATTTTTCTGGAATTTTATCTACTTCTTCCTGAATTCTTGATGCATAGATTTGCTTTTCAGCTTCTTCTTTAGCTTTGTAAGTAGCAGCAATAGCTTCAAGTTCAGCCATTTTACGCTGATACTCTAGCTCTTTTGCTTCCATTGCTGCTTGAAGTTCTGAAACTTTCGCTTCTCGATGTGCAAGCTTTTCTTCGAGGCTACGTTTTTTATCCTCTTGTTCAGCCTTAATTCTTGCAAGTTCTTTCTGAGCTTCAATGAGGTTTTTCGTTTCCTCTTCTTTAGCTTTTAATCGAGCTTCAGTTTCCCTTTTCAAATTTTCAATTTGCTCTTGATATTTAAGGCGGTAAGTCTTATTTTCTTCTCTTAGCTTCTTTACTTCTTTGAAAGCACTTTCTTTTGACCAAGATTCAGGGTCTTCAACGGTGGGTTCGCTTCCAGAAGACTCGTTCTTGCTAGAAGCTGATTTAATATCAGCACTAGACTGACTAGGCGCGGCAGTAGCCGAATCAGTTGTTTTAGTACTGACCTGTTTCAACATATCATCCCCTCTAGAAACCTCTAGTTTTGTCGGAGGGGTTGACTCAGGTGTTCCTGGTGCCGCACTTGCGGCCCCTTCTGCTGATGATTGTCGTTGTGAACTTAGTTTATTTAGTAAGTCAGGCATTTTTATATCTCCTTCACTAGCTCTACTAGGCTATTAGGTTATCGGTACCCCCCATCCAACACGTCTGAACTGAACATACTTTGTAGTCCGTTTTTTATCATCTTTTGTTGGTAGGGGTTATCATATTTTGAGACTGGCTGTTCTGGCATAACTGGCCTTACAGTAATCTCGTAAATTAATCCAGGGTCAAAAGTTGTGACCACTGGTGAACTCAAAGAAAATGGTCTTTGCTCTTTAACAGCTAATGCCCAAGATTCTGTAAGTTTCTTATATGCTTCAAACACCTCATCATAATTATGCGACTCTATCACAATAATATGATTTTCGTCTCTCCTCATTACACACAAGGCGTATAAAGTTTTTTTCTCCTCTTTTTGTGACATTATTTCTCCTCTTTCTTGCCCCTTGGGTCGCCGTTTTTATTAGGCTGGATAGAGCTTTTTTCTGCGTGTTTAGCACGATTATCAATTTTAGGCTCTACTCCACCTTTTGCATCCCCTTCCTGTTCAGGATAAGACGTAACGGTAGATGAACTAGTTGAGCGGCTGTCACCGATGCTCGCACTAGAACTTGTTTGAGCAGTAAAGATTCCAGCTTTTCGCAGAATCTTAGTCTGTTCAACTTGAACTTCAGCTTCAAACTTAGCCTGTTCCATTTTATCTTTTCTACGAGCTTTTAACATCTTCTGGATGTCTTGTTCACTCATATGAGGATAAAGTTTTTGGATAGATAGAACGTCGCCAGAGTCCAAGATTTTTTGCTCCATAATAAGTTCTTCTTTTTTAGTCTTAGGGTCAACTGGAAATTCAGGCACTTTATACGTTACTTGTAGTCTTGCCGATTCGCTGAACCGCTTTTGACCGACTTTACTATGGTGAGCGTTCCAAAGTCTTTTGATAACTTGGAATAATTGTTCTTCGCGTTCTTTGAATAATCTAGAACGACGAATATTGTTTTGTAGAACTCCGATTTTTTCCGTCAAAATAGCGAACCCTGAAGCAGGTAACTGCTGGTCGTATTTTGGTCGTAGGCCGTGATTAATACGCACCATATCTGTAATAGCATGGATTGTTTTAACTAAGCCAGTAATGTCTGCTGATGGATGTGCGAATTTAAAGTCGCCTTTCTCTCCTACAGCAACAGCAGTATCGGGGCCTAAACTAAACCCAAGGGCATTGGCGTCGGCGTTACCATCTCGGTACATACCAAAACCAGTATCAAAGGTTCTAAATTGACCTGCTCCATAACCAAATCCGCTAATGCCGCCAAATCTACTTTGAGCGGCTCCACCTTTTAAGTAGTTAAAATCATCAACTGGTCTACCTTGTCTAGTAGATGTTGGTCTTTCAACTCCCTTAAGTACAGGAACTCCAAAAGATTGGAACTTAGCAATATGGTTAAGGTCCGTAATCCTCATATTTACGGCGTGGTTTGCGTAAATTAGAGGCTCGTTAATTGGTAGGAAATAATAGTGCGCTGGGTCTGAATTAAAAAATGGAACCGCAGGAATTACTCCGTAGGGATTTTTTACATCAAATACGTTATTATTCTCATCAATAGTTCTATGAGAATTAGGTGTCCAATAAATTCTGTTAACTCTTCCTAATTGTTTTGCGTCATTAACATTTGTATATTTGCGGATAGCCGCATCATTTACGCCTAAATTAGAAGGGTTAGGAATGTTAGATGCAATTTGAGAACCAATTGTGCCAGCGCCAGAGCCAGCTTCGTGTGCAAAGCCTCCAAACTTATTACCAAAACCAATCAATAGTTCAGTAATATAGTATGGAGATGCTCCGTGTCGAACGTCGTAAATTCCACCGTGAAGTACGTCTAATTGTACTTGACCGCCTTGGGTCTCTTTAACTAGCATTCCAGAATCTGGGTCAACAAAACTAACCTTTACAAGAACTGTACCTAGTAGCCAGCACCATCTGTCTACTTTGTCCATAATCATCTTGTAACGGCTGTGTTGTTGAATCTCTTCCCAAAGTTCTTGGTCAGCTTTTAATACTTTACCGTTCTCATCGACTACTTGGTAGATTGGGTCTTCTTGATATAGAATAGCAATCTCATCAATGATTTCTTTGGTTAAATTTGCGGGTCAGAATTTGCTGTTTCTCCATAAAAACCAACTATTTTTAGTTGATACCCCAAGAAACAAACTCTAAAATTTCTCTTAGAGGTCCTACCCTACTGGTTTTGGTCCAGTTTTTCTGTTGAGTTCTAATTTTAAGTCTATCTTATATTCCATAGAAGGAATACTATAATCTTTGATTATATTGACAAATTTTTTAAATTCTGGTATAGGAAAATTTATATAAAATTGTTTTGTCGTTGGGTGCACTCTTTTAACTACTTTTATGTTCCAAGTTTTGAAAAAATAATGGACGATTAAGTCGTGTTCTTTTTCTGTACAATTTTGGGTAGCTAAAAAAGCTCGACGTTCAATTTTATTTGATTTTCCTCTATTAATATATAAGCAACCGTCGTCAAACCACCACAAAGCTAATCCTAACGGAGTTAGTTTATTTAGTATTTTCTTAGTTAATATCTTCTTATTATCTTTAGAATAAAATATATCTCTTAATTTTTTAAAATACTTCAAACAATTGCTTTGTGCGTATATAGAGTTATAAGTTTTGCCGTTTTTATTTAGCTGTTGTTTTTCCCAGTAATTAAATTTTACGTGTGAAATTTCTTTTAATAGCTTTAATTTATAGAATAAATAATCTTTTTGTTTTGTGCTATGATGTAAAATAAAACTACAGGTTCCAGCTTTTGAAGGCTTTCTTATATGACCGTCACCTAATAGTATGCCATATATCATTCCGTCTAATTCACTAGACGTTTTTTTAGAACTCATACCTTACCTTTCAATAAGGAGTAGACTATATCATCACCTTCAGCATTACCTGGTAAGGGTTGGGCGCTCTCAGGACTGATTATTGTTGGGACTCACAGTCTAGTCGTTGAACCTTCGCAGTAACTAATACCCTACTACGCTTGGCTGCTGATTACCTACTTATCTCGCAAATTTTTACGCATTTCAAGCTTAATCTTTCGATTTACTTTGTAGCTTTGTGAGCTTT